GCCGTTAACTCCAGCTTCTTTTATTGATCCTTCTTGAAAAAGTATTTCAGCTAAGATTGTCCCGCTACCATCATCATTACTTCCTGTAACAACAAATTTGTGAGGTGCATTAAAATTAAACTCTTTTTCATGGAAAACTGTAGTGTGTTTGTTTGTCAGCAAATCATGTTCTAATTTATCCATTTCTAATCATCCTTTCTATTTCACTCCGCAGAGCGCTATAGTTATTGAGCATGGTTTCCCATGCTGACCACCTCCTTCCCTATTTTTAAGCATTTAAGTAGTCAGCTACTTGAAACAATGTTTGAAAAGCCTTACCGCCATTTCTTTCGACCATTTTACTTACTTGAGATAATGACTTTAGCTGCCCTTCGTTAAAAGTTAACACTCCATCTTTTTCAATTACAGCAAACAAAGTCTTTTCTGGTCTTTTATTGCTGTCGTCTACTACTTCGGCTATAGAATACACTCCAGTCATTCTAGGAGTGATTACATAAAGACAGTAATCACAATTCTCTCTTTGCTTTATTTCTTCCGTCTGGCACTCAGGAGTCCAATTGTCTACTACTGGATTAAAATAATTAACTTTCAGCATAGGTATTAATTTATCTCTCCATTTACTTTTGTTACAAGTTCCACCTAAGAAAACTTTCGGCATTATCTTCACTCCTTTAATTCCCTTTTATTACTTTCAAAATAGCTTCCTCTATGGTTTTAGGATTAACAAATCCTCCACCATTTTGACAATCAACTAAAGACTTAGAATCACCAGTAGATGAAATATCTTGCTGTTCAAAAGGTTTAATAGTTACATTGCAATTATTAGTTTGGTGTTGGAATATCTCTGGATTATCTTTAATCACTTGATAGAGACCGTTAGCTAAAGCCTCTGTATTTTTTTCTGTTTCCTCACCCCAATTCAAATCCCTATCTCTAGCTATAGCGTGGATTAATTCATGAATAAAAGTTTGCTCTTGCCCTTGTTTAGCCCTTAACACTTTACTAATTTTTATAGTCTGCTGGTCATAATCAATCTTCCCAGTGCATTGCTGGTAGTCAACTATCAATTCTTCATCAGTTAAGAAAATTTCATAATCAAAACCACCAACTTTTACTTTTTTAGGAATATTCATCTGCTCACTCCTTCTATAATTCAATATAAGCACTAACTACATGGCGGCAATTAGGATGCAGTAACCCACTATCTTTAGCTTCTTCTAGTGTTGGATATTGACTATCATCTCCTACTAAGTTAACCACTCTACCCTGCCAAGGCTCACACTTTGGACATGGGTTGCTGTGAGATGATATTTTGCCAAGGTACACTTTCCTCTGCACTAACCTATTGACTGTCCCCTCGGTCATAGTCTGCATTAGAGTAGTTCTAGCGGCCATATCAGAGTAAGTTTTAAGACTCCAATTACGTCCCATTTTATCGGTAAAAGCTGTAATCCCCTTATCTAGTAGTTGTTGCTCTATCCTTTTAGCTGATTGCTTATAAGTCTCTGCCCCAGTTGTAGAAAGTTTAATAGCTGACAATTGCACCTGTCTAAAATAATCATCAACCTGCCTGCCGACTACTATAGCCACTTGATCTAATCTGTTGTAGATGTTTTCTTGCAGCACCTCTATAGCCTGGGCGTTAACCTTTCCAAAAGCAGTAGATATTTTTATTTCCTCAGTTGCGCTTGGGGGATAAATACCCTGCTGTACTAATTTATCAACTTGTCTGTCAGCTTCCACTAAACCGGCTTCATAAAACTGCCTTACTGTTTCATCTGCCCACTGTTTATTACCTTTTCGTAAGTCTTTTAAAGTCTTTCTAATGCTATTCTTTAAGTTGTTCAGATAGGTTGTGTCATTCCCTTTAGCTGCTGCTTTAGAGAGTTTATTTAAAATCTCATTTTCTATTTCAAGGTAAAGTTTTACTAAGCGTTCAGTTTCCTGGTCGGTTAGTTTTCGGATACGATTTTCAAAGTCCATTTGCTAATCATCACCTTTGTCAGTTAGCGTAATGTTGTCTGGTGGTATAACCGAATTGGACTGTTGCCCTGTTTTAATACGTTCTACCTCTTGGGTTAACGCTTCCCCCTGTAAGCCGAATAGTCTTTGCAAACTACTCTCTAAGCTAATTAAGCCTGCAGTGGTAAGCTGTACCTCTTCTTGCACTGCTTCCTGTGAGTCGTTCGGCAAACCATCCTGCCATTCTACATGAACATCTTTAATTAATACTGGGTTGTTTATTCCCTGCGCTACTTCTAAAGCAGAGGCACGCTTTATAGTTTCTTTTAACAAGTAATCTAAACTAACCCTAAGCCTAGCAGTTTTAAGCAATGGAGCAATAAGTAACCTTTTCAGTGCACTACCACTCTCAGCTAACCCGCTCTTAAGCTGGCCAAATGCAGCAGGAGAGGTTTCAGTAAGTATGTATAATTGTTCCATTAGCACTTCTATTTGTTTGTAAGCAGCTTCTAAAGCACCATCCCAGGTAATATATCCAGGTGGTTGTTCCCCTTCCCCTACAGTAAAAAACTTACCTCCGCCCTTGAACACCCAATTCCCACTATCATCCATTTCTAGATTGCTTTCTCCACCATACATATTAGGTGAAGCATGTTTATCAAGGATGTTGCTTATTTGAGCTATCCTAACCTCTAACTCAATTATGATACTTTCCATGTCTGAGTAATCATCTAACCCTGTGGCTCTATCTGTAGTAGAAAGATTGTTGGCTGCAATTACTAAAAATTCATCCACGCCAGTTTCCCTCACTATTTCCATTTCTCCGCCATCAGAAATATTACCATCTTCATCTATCGGTAATACAACTCCTATAGTTCCACCTGATTCGTTACCATCAAAACTGTAAACTTTGTTAGTAACTAGCCCTTTTTCGTGGATTTCTACCGACAAGTAATACTTTTTAGTGGTATCATCTACCCAAACATACCAAATCCAAGCTAAAACATGATGGGTAGTATCTTTGACATTAGCTGGAGCGACTACAGGAAACCAATAGGTAGGAGACTGTCCTTCTATTATTGCCCTTTTGCCATCACTCCTGATTTTATTTAGTCCAACGCCTAATCTAATTTGGTCTATTACTATCTCTGCTAAAGTAACAAGCAACCTGTTATCATGGACTATCTGGTCACACTTGGCTTGTTCAGGGCTACCATGTTTCCCAGTTGTTATTTTTGGCGGTTCGCTCAGTAGCAAGTCACAGAATAATTTAGTATAACGCTTGTACCAGTTAAGAATAATTTCATAGCTGGTTTTACTCGCATCATCTCGTTGAATACGCTTTAGCTGCTCGGCGAATACTTGGCCATGTTTACCCTCAAACAGCATTATGTTTTCTTTGTATCTATTAATTCTTTCTCTCTCAGAAGCAGGAGGGAATGGCTTCCCTGGCTGCAACCAATCCATATTAGTCAGCATTTTATCCCTCCTAGCATCCTGGTGGCTTATTCATAACTCCAAAATGCCCTTTTAAATTAGAAACCTCATACCCATCTAAGCCATACCATATGGCTGATAATGTGTGACTGTCTATACTAAATTCATCTTCAATTAAATTACCGTCTTTATCTGTAGCAAAAGTTAAGTCTTGCAGTTCATTTATTGTATTAACACATTGGTCTGAGCAAATAATTTTTTTAAACCTCTTAACCTTTTTAATATTCTACAACCTTGAACCTTGAAACTTTTTTGCGCCTTTCATTCTGAAACCTTGTTGCTGGTAATACTTAATAGTCTTAGGTTCGGCGCAATCTGCTCTTATCAGTTCTTTAGTCTTTCTAAATTCATCTATTTCCTCGGCGGTTTTATCGTCGGTCATGTGATTTTTGTAGTACTCCCAATAGATATATAGATACCTATTATTGTGGTCTATAGCCATTCTAACCAATGCATTATAGGAGGTTTCAAAACCAAAGTCCATCCCAACCCTTCTCATATCCCTGCCAATTTTGTTTACCTCTTCCATAACTTCTTCGTGTAGTTTAACTTCAAACTGTGGAAGTACTCTTACACCATTAACCCCAAATCTTCCTTTTCTGGCTATGCGGTAAAGATCTAAGTCATAAGTCTTAAGTTCTTCTAACTGTTCTATATAACTTTGAGGTAGAAATAAATTATCATCAGCTAACGAGTGATGATAATATGTATTACCAACTATCATTGTTCTGTTTTTGTATAAAACTTCATCATCTATGCCGACATTTTGGAAGAAGTGTTTAAAAGTCCAATTAGCCTTACTTACAGGGTTTGTTGATAGAATCATATGTAAAGACAAATTAGGGTGTCTTAAACGGCCTATAAGTTCCTTAAACCCATCATATTTTAACTCTGAACATTCTTCTATCCAAACTATTGATACATTGTGGATTGATTTTAATTTGGCTGGTTTCAATTATG